CAAAGTTGAACACTATTAAGTTAAAGTAAGAGAATCAGACAAGAGAAGAAAGGGAATTCCCATGAAAGAACCAAAACGCAAACCCCCTCGGCAGATCATTGGGTTTTTTAAAGACCCAAGTTCTTGGGACGCGACCGTGTTTGAAACTCTGATCCGGGACGAGTTGGAAAATACTTACGGGTCAATCTCGCCAAGCGACGAAACCTTGATTGCGTCGATGATCGTGATCATGGAGTCTCTGACTGAGGCGCAGCGGCACATCAACGAAGAGGGCTACATCACGCAGTACGCAGCGGGTGTTGGTACTACCGGATGGGTCAAGCTCAGGAACGAGTGCATCGACAAGCTGATCAAGATTCTTGGTGAACTTGGTTTGGTGGCGCGTGGCCGTCAAAAGAAAGTAAACAAAGCAACTGCCGTCGATGAATTGTTCGCCACTGCTTGAGCCTGCGTTTCAGTACGCGGCTTCGGTTACTCGGGGCGACATTCCGGCTTGTGAGGATGTCCGACTAGCTTCTCAGCGGTTCTTGGACATGGCAGAGCGCAAGGATGCGCCTTATGAGTTTGTCTCGGCCAAAGCTGAACACATCCTTAAGTTCGTCGGATTCTGCCGCCATGTAAAAGGTCCGGACGCGGGCAAGCCGATCGTCCTGCAGCCTTTCCAAGTCCTGTTCTTGGCAGGCGTTTACGGGTTCAGGGATAAGGCCGACCACTCTAAGCGGTGGGTCACCGATGTCATCTTGTTCGTGCCTCGCAAGTCAGGCAAGACGACCCTAGCTTCAATCGTGGCTCTGTACGAACTGATGTTCGGGGATGCGGGCGCGGAAGTCTTCACCCTTGCCACCAACCGAGAACAAGCATCCATTTGCTTTGATTCCTCCAAGGCAATTGTGGAGTCAATGGACGAAAGGCTTGCCGCCAAGTTCCTGACCTACCGATCAGAGATCAAAAAGCAGGGCGATACGACTTCTACCTACCGGGCGTTGAGCCGGGAGAACCGAAAGACCGGCGACGGCAAGAACCCCTCATGCGCCCTCATAGACGAGGCTGCACAGATCACAGAACGATCCTCCATTGAAGTCCTGCACTCAGGCATGGGGGCGCGAAAGAACCCGCTGCGGCTCTACATGACCACAGCTTCGTTCACCCGCGAGACTAAGTTCTTTGAAGACCTGACCTACTTCCGCAGCCTACTCAGGGGCGATGCCGCCGACTCGGGCAAGTGGTTTGGGTTGTGCTACTCAATCGACCAGGGCGACAACTGGCGCGACGAATCCACCTGGGGCAAGGCTAACCCCATGTTGGGCATCTCCGTCACGACTGAGCATATTCAGCACATGGCAGACGAGGCATCGGCCAAACCGGCAAGCCTTAACGAATTCCTTTGCAAGCAACTTAACGTCTATGTCTCGGCCAATGCCGCCTGGGTGGATCGCAAACATTGGGATGAGTCGATTGCCCCGATGCCCGAAGCCAAGCCGGAATCGACCTTCATTGCATTCGACTTGGCGCACTCCCGCGACCTGAATGCGGTTTGCACGCTCCACAGGTACGGCGAGGAAGACTTCTACGCAGAGTTTCAGTTTTTCCTGCCCGAAGACTCGCTCGACTTTGTGCCTAATCACTACCTGAGCATCTTTGAGCAGGCGCGGCAGTCAGGCATTCTCAAGCTGACCCAAGGCAACGTTACCGACCTGAACGAAGTGGAGGCTTACATCACTTATCAGGCGCAGAAATACGACGTTAAAGAAATCGCCTTCGACCCCTACAACGCCGCCGCCCTCGTAGCCAATCTGTACGGCAAAGGCTTGCCGGTCAAAAAGGTGGGGCAAGGTATGGCCGTCCTGTCCAACCCGTCAAAGACGACTGAGCAACTGATTCTGAAGAAGGCAATCAAGCATTCGGGTAATCCCTTTGTCGGTTGGCAGCTAGGGAACTGCGAATGCTTCGTAGACATAAACGCCAACGTCAAGGTTAGGAAGAACGCCGCCGATCCTTCGGCAAAGATTGACGGCATCATTGCCATGATCATGGCCGTGCATTGCCACTTGGACAATGTTTACACCTCGGAATCGTTTGGTTTCCGCACGCTTGAGTGGTAAAGTAAGCGGGAAACGGGGGCCAAACATGGGAATCCTAGACATTTTCAAGCGGAAACAAGTCCAAAACAACGAAGCAAATACGCTTTTTGGGCAGACCGCGCTAGGTAACAACGTTGTCTATCAGGGCGACAACCGCAGGCCGACGGTCAATACGCAGATTCTGTACGTCACCACGAGTGCCGTTACAGACGCAGGGCGGGTGGTGGATGTATCCACGCTGTCCCGAAATAGCACGGTGATGGCAGCACTTGGCGCAAAAGCTCGCGCCTTGAGTCAGTTGCCCATCAAGATCATGTGCGAGTTGGACGACGGCACGGTGGTCGATGCGGTCAAGGATTCCCGTGTATCCACCCGGAACAAGACCAAAGCTCAACAAGTCCTGACCCTGCTACAGAACCCCAACCAATTCCAAAGCCAATACGAGTTTTGGTATCAGTGGTTGATGTGGCATGACCTCTTGGGTGAAGCCTTCACGCTTTGGTGGCGCAAGGATCAGAAGAATCCTACGCAGACGCCCACCGAGATGTTCATTCTCGATTCGACGTTGATTGCGGTCACCCTCACCCCGACCCGCTATCCGTCGTATCGCCTGTCCACGCCTTCCTACGGGTTTTCCAAGGACGAGCCGCTAGAGTATTACCAAGTCATGCATATCAAGGATATGCCTTGGCAGGGTTCGGCGGGCTTCAACAAGGGCATCCTTGCGGTGGAGTTGGTCGGTCTAGATCAGGACATCGACCTGTACGCAAACTATGTGATGCAGAACGGCGCGAAGCCCTCGGGGATGTTCGTGACCGAATCGGTCATTCCTGACGCTAAGTACAAAGAGATTGCAGCGCGGCTCAAGGAAGCGTGGTCAAGCATGACGGGAAGCCGGACAACCGACCCGTCCAAGCCCGGTCAGGGGATGCTGTTGGATCAGGGGATGAAGTACGAACCCCTGAAGATGCTTTCCCTGCAAGACGCTGACGCTGCGGCGCTAAAGCTCCAAACCATGAAGCGGATTTGTGGCCTGTTCGGCGTGCCCCCGGCGATGATCGGAATCGCGGACGGGAAGTACAACAACACGCAAACGATGTTGGACGAATTCTACAAATCCACGATGTACCCGATCATCGTGAACATTCGTCAGAAGCTCAAGCAACATTTACTAGCGGGCTACCCCTCACTGTGCGTAGAATTTGACACGCAGCAATTCCTTATGGGCGCACCGCTAGACCAAATGAATTATGTGGTGGCGGGCGTAAATGCAGGCATACTTACGCCCAACGAGGCGCGGGAATACCTCGGACGGCACACGATGGACGGGGCTAGTGAGTTGGTCGGCAAGAACAGCGATCAAAAGCCCATTCCGGGAAGTTCACCACAAGACACGGGCGGCGGCGGCGGGAATCAGACCCGACGCATGAACATCGGCACAACTTGACCGAATATGGCAGTTCACGCAAAATTGTTAGCGGCACTTGCAAACCAAGTGCGTCGGCCTGCGGAATTGCCAATTCAGGTTCCGCGCCTGATGTCCCCGAAAATACAAGACATAAACACGACGGTCTTTGAAGGGGTCATCAATGAAACAAATCCAACTGATCTGCGAAGCAAAACTGGTTCTACCCGAGGCGGCAGGAAACCAAGAGCCAAGCGGAAAGATTGAAGCCACCGTCACCACTTGGGGGCCGCGTGAGGGCGCTGATGGTCGGCGCTTCTTTTACAAGCCGGAAGGCTTTATGCAGTGGGCAAAGGAATTCGCTGACACCAAGCGACCGCTGCCCATGTTTGTCAATCACAACGCCGATGCAATGCCGGTGGGTGAGTGGACTGCATTCGAATTCACTGACAAGGGCATGATGGCCGAGGGCCGTCTGTACCTGAACACCACTCAAGGGTCTGATCTGTATCAAGTGATGACCGAATCCCCGGCTATGTTCGGCGGTGTCTCTGTAGGAGCATACGCAGATGAATACTGTATGGTCGATGCTGAAGGCAATCCCCTCCAAAGCGGTAGCGACATGGAGGAAGGTTATTTCCAAATTTCGCAAGGCGGACTCCGAGAAGTCTCCGTCGTAATGCATCCCAACAACCCGATGGCAGAAGTTCACAAGTTGGAATTCTTCCGACCTGATGGCACTGCTGATCTCAAGATTTTGGAGAAAGCTCTGCGTGAAGCAGGGCTGTCCAAGAAAGATGCGGTCGCTGCCGCATCTACCTTCAAGAAAGTGTTGGAGCAGCGTGAGGTTGTGACGACCGTTCTTGAAACTGCGCCGACTCAGGGTGAGCCTGATGCGGAAGCGACCGAAGCCGAATTGCTTGCTGCCCTAGAGCAGCGGGAAATTCTCAAGCATCTTTCCAATCGTCTGAAAGGCTAATCATGTCTAAGGAAATCATCGAAAAACTGGACGCAATCGAAGCGTCTACCCTTGCCAAAGCTGAAGAAATCGCAGCCAAGGCTAACGAGTCGGTCGAAGCTGCCAAGGCTGAACTGACCGAGAAGGTCGCCACCTTGGAAGCCAAGGTCGCAAGCCTGAACGCCCCCGCTCTGATTCGTCCTATCGCCAAGTCTGTGCGTCAGGATGTGAATCGCAGCGTGCGTGAGCAACTGAAAGAGTACGCCAACGGCGGCAAGAGTTTCGAGAAGGAACTCAAGATGTTCGCTGACGAGTCTCAGTATTACGCGTACATGAACGAAGCCTCGCAACTGACCGCAGGCGGCGACGGCAAGGGTGGTCGTACCGCATACGATCCCGTGTTTGTGTCTCTGCGTATGTACAACCCGATGCGCGGCCTGTCGCGTACCGTGGCTACTGATGGTTCGTCCTATCAGTTCCGGGTGAAGACGGGCAACGCAGGTGCTCAGTGGGGCTATGCCATTCAGAACAACGGCGCAGCAACGACTGAAAACACCTCGATTTGGCAACTGGTGTTGAAGGACATCAACGTCCAATTCCCGATCCGTACTGCCGCACTTGACGACATCGACGGTTTGGAAGCGAACGTGGTGGACGATATGCTTGCCGAATTCGCGCAAGCCGAAGCCCTGTCCATGATCATCAACGACGATCAGACCGGCACGGGCACTTCGGTGACCACTGGCGGCGCTGATGGTCTGCGTGGTTTGGATCAGTACGGCGGTGCAAATGCCACCTACACGGGCGGCACCACCTCCACGGCTGCATTCGGAACCTCGGGTACTTCCTCGACCTCCGGCCTGCACTCCTTGGCAACGTATGACCAATTGACCACGAACGGTTTTGCAAGCACGAACAACGTGACTTTCCAAGACCTCGTGAATGTGGTTTATGCGCTGCCGCAAGCCTACTGGACGCCGAACGCCAAGTGGATGATCAACCCGGTCATGCTCTCGGCAATTCGCGGCCTGAAGGACAACCAAGGCACGCCGATTTTCGAGCGTATGCACCCCGCCGCCGAAGACGGTATCGTGGGCAAGCTGCTCGGCTTCGATGTGGTGGTCAACACCTATGTTGACACCCCCACCGCTGCCGGTGCTTCCGCAGGCACGGTCGCCAAGTACCCCCTGTACTTCGCAGACTTCAGCCGGTTCCACACGATCATCGACCGTCTGAATATGGTTATGCGCCGGTACGACCAAACGGCCCCCGGTTTCATAACTTTTTTCGGCGAAAAGCGACTCGCAACCTCGGTACGCGACCCCAACGCCGGTGTGCGTTATCGCTCCACCGCCACGGGCGCTTGATGGGAGAGGGGGCTTCGGCTCCCTCTTTTTCGCGGGGACTTCATGCCAAAACCAAACGATGCAATGAAAGCCGAAGCCAAGCGGGGATTAGCTTGGCGTGAGGAATTCAAGCGCGGTGGTACAGCGGTCGGTGTGGCGCGTGCGCGTGACATTGCCAACGGTGCTGATCTATCGCCTTCCACGGTTGCTCGGATGGTTTCTTACTTCGCAAGACACGAAGTAGATAAGAAGGGCGAGGGATGGAGTCCCGGCGAAAAAGGATACCCTTCAGCGGGGCGAATCGCGTGGGCATTGTGGGGCGGCGACCCCGGCAAAACTTGGGCAGAAAAGGAACACGCCAAAATGAAGCAATCGGCCAATCAGCCTTCGGTCATCACCGAAGCATTCTTGGATGCAATCAAGACCGCGATCATTGAGGATCGTCGCGTCACGGTTGATGTTGCCGAAGCCTCGGCGCTTACCGGCTCCGGCTCGGGCATTGGTGGTCGCGTCATTTTTGACGACGCCTTCGCTGCCCTGCGCTACGCAAACCCCTTCCGTCAAGGCGCACGCATTCGGGACTGCGATGGTTCCGATATGCAGTTCGTTGCCAAGACGGGTAACGCCACCAACCAAGCGGGCAACCCTTGGGGCTACGCGGTGCAGAACAACCTTGGTTCTCCCGACACGAACACGACCATTTGGCAATTGCCTGTGCGCGTCGTTGCTGCGCGCCTGCCGATTCGCTCGGCTGTCCTGTCCGATGTGAACAACCTCGACGCCACGCTCGTCGAAGACCTGATGCTTGAATTCGCGCAGCTTGAGGGCGCGTCGATGGCGGTCAACTCCGACCAAGCCGGTTCGACCACGACCACCACGGGCGCAACCGATGGTCTGCGTGGGTTGGATATGTATCTCGACGGCGCTACCTCGGCCTACGGCACCTCGGGCACGGCGATCACCAACGGCATCCACACGATTGCCACGCAAACGGCTACGACCGCGATTGCCTACAACGACCTGACCGCAGCGGCCTCCAAGCTGCCCGGTCAGTATTGGTCGCTTCCCGGCACGGCTTGGCACATTGCCCCGGCGACCATCGAACTGCTGCGTGAACTCAAGGACACCAACAACCTCCCCATCTTCCTCGAAACGGGTGACGATGACGGTGGTGCGGTGGCGCACATCTTCGGTTGGCCTGTCATCCCCAATCCCTACCTGTCGGCAACGTACCCGATCTACCTTGCCAACTGGCCGCGATTCCTGACGATCTGCGACCACACCGAATTCAGCATTCAAATGATGGAACAGACCCTCCCCGGTTTCGTGACCATGTATGCTGAAAAGCGCGTGGTTAGCTCCGTGCGCGACCCGTTCGCAGGGGTGCGGATCAAGCTCTAAGGGGTTGTCATGTCAGTCAACAACTATCTGACGTATGGAGGACCGGCGCTTGCGCCGACCCGCAACCCTTTCAACTACGCGAAGTTTGAGCAGATCAACCGCGACAATGCAACGCCTTGGCTCACGCTTGATGAAATCACGCAACAGCTAAACCTGTTCAATGACGAATCGCAAGATAGCTACTTGTCAGGGCTAGAGGTTGCGACCCGTCAGGCCATCGAGGACTTGATCGGTCTGCCGATCATGCCGATCAGCTATCGCGTTTACTACAACGCAAGCAGTCTATACGGCGTTCCTCTGTCGCTTGACTTGCCTGAGGTAAGCCAAGGATCAACGGGCTGCAACTACAACGGCAACAACGGCGTCACCATCAATAGTGTTGGCTATTGGAACGACGACACGCCTTCTGTTTTCGTGCCCCTTGCTGCAAGTCAGTATATGTACGACAACAGCGGCAATAAGGTGATCCTTGCCGATCTTCCTAGCAGCTTGAATGTCTTTATGACTTCACCGGTGGTCTGCGAATACACCGTGGAAGCTAGTCCATTGGCGGCGTATCCCGTGATCAAGCAGGCGGGTCTGCTGCTTTTGACTCATCTTTACAACAACCGCAGCAACAGCACCGAGGGAATGCTTCGCGACATCCCCTTCGGCGTGACTGCTCTCTTGCGGCCGTACAAGCCTTTGGTGATGTAAATGGCAATCGCACGGTTTGAGAACATCGCGGTCAACAATCTGACTTTCGGCAAGTCGGATTTCGGCGAGCAATCGACCACTCAAACCAAGTGGTTCGATACCCGTGCGCGTGTCTCAGACGTGTCCAACAGTCTTCGCATCTCAGAAAAGTATCGCTTGTACCAAGACATCGTGCAGTTGACGCTGAACTACACGCCCAACACCAAGCTGATGGTGGATCGGCAAGACCTGTATTCAATCACTTGGCGCGGGCATGAGTGGCGCATCAGCGACTGCCGAGAGGCTAACGACCGCATGAGCATCACCTTCATGTGCTATCGCAACGATCCTGTGGCGGCGGTCTGATATGGCACAGAGCAATCCCGTCGTCTACGGCAAGGCAATCCAAGCGGCGCTGCAAGCTGTCGTTACGCCTGTCCCAGTCTATGCGGCGTTTAACCGGAACTTTGCGACTCAACCCAAGTTTGTGACTTGGTTCCTGCGAAACATCCATCAGGATGTCTACACAGGTCAGAACCAAAACAACAAGGGCATTGATAGGCCAATCTTTCAGGTCAGCATCTTCACGCAAGTGATTGAAGATGGTTTCACAATTTCCAATCAAATCCTACAATCCTTGCATGGCTACAGCGGTTTGTTTGGGGGTTCACCAAACGGCATCTATGTGTCCAAGGTTGATGTGATGTGGCTCTATAACTCGTATGACAACGAAGAAAAACTCGCACAGATTTTTCTAGATTGTCAACTCGACATTCCAACATAAGACAATTCGCGTCTTTACAGAAAGGAATCAATCATGGCCCTTCCAAACAAAGTGCTTCCCGGTTTTAGCGCATCGCTTTACGCTCAACCGTCTGCATCCCCGACCCCTCTGACCACGGCGCAACTGTCGCTTGTGGCAAGCGTCTCCCCCATTGCCGTGTCGGGAAACATCCTGAACGTTGAGGCTGTCCCGGCCTTCGGTCAGGACGACGCAATGGCCAACTTCTCGATTGCAGGATCGCGTCAGTCTGACAAGATTCCGACCCAATCTGCGCCGACCTCCCTGACGGTCACCGCAGCTTGGAACCCCTCGGATGCCGGTCTGCTGCTGATGCGTGGTGATGCCTACAACGGCACTGTTGACCGTACCTTTGTGGTTTCGGCAACTGACGGCACCAACATCGTCTATTACGCCTTCAACGGTCGCGTGAGTCAGTTCCAAATTGACGCACAACCCGGCGCTGAAGCTAAGTGCATCTTCACCATCCACCCCCGTGGCAACCAATACGGTTGGTCTAACAACGCTTGAGGTAAATCATGGCACTGCCCAACAAAGTTCTTCCCGGCTTTAGTGCATCGTTGTGGTATCAAACGGGTGCCACTCCCACGCCTTTGTCCACGGCCAACCTGTCTGTTTGGTCGGCGCAGGTCGCCACCATCGTCGGCACTTCTGCGGGCGGCACGGGGGCTGCGGGCGCTGAACTGAACGTTGAAGCTGTCCCCGCATTCGGTCAAGACGATGCGATGGCAAACTTCTCAATTGCCGGTTCTCGTCAGTCGGACAAAATCCCGACGCAATCCGCACCCACCTCGATGACCATCACGGCAGCTTGGAATCCTTCAGACACCGGCCTGCTTCAGATTCGTTCGGACGCCTATAGCGGCACCGTGGATCGCACGTTCGTGGTGGCTGCGTATGACGGTACCAACACGGTCGCTTACGCCTTCAATGGCCGCGTGTCGCAATTCCAAATCGACGCGCAGCCGGGTGCGGAAGCCAAGTGCGTCTTTACGATTCACCCGCGTGGCAATCAGTACGGATGGAGTAACAGCTAATGCTCTCTGATGTCGTTGAGGAAATCGGCTCAAGCTACGGCGACATTCGGGCTTTGGCTCGGTCTGCTGCGGTTTCTCCCAAGGAAGTCGCGGCGGCACTAGCCAAAGCCAAGCCCGGAACAGTCGATCATGTGGTTTTATCTTTGTTGGCTGAATATCATCCCGTGGTGGATAGTAAGCCTGAGCCACAAGAGTAAACATGACTACGACAATACAAAACACGAATGACCTTCTTTCCTTTCTTGTGACGCAAGCCGAATCTCGAAAGGACTGGTTTGGGTTCACACAACAAAGGATGACGGCGATTTCGTTAGCGCACGAGATTGCTGCGCGTCATGCCGACAAGATGACTCCCGAAGAAGTCGTCGAGTACGCTATCGCAATCAACACGCAAATCTTCCACAAGATCATCAAGCCACAGTAGGTCATCATGGCAGGCTTCACATTCAAAGTTGAAGGTCTGTCTGATGTAATCGGCGCTTTCAATGAGCTTGCCGAGGAGATTGGCGACAAGAAAGCACGAAGCCGGGTGCTGATACCGGCCATGCGTAAAGCGATGCAGCCGGTCTTGGCAGACGCCAAAGCTACGGCTCCGGTCGATACGGGTGCGCTTGCCAAGCATCTTCAGGTTGAGGCGCGTAGGCCAAACCGCAAAGATCAACGATCAAAGTACGTCGATCCTAACGATGCGGTGATTGCGGCGGTCACGACCAAGGCATTCCCCAAGAAGCTGCGGGCGCAGTTCAGGGAACAAAACAAATCGCTTTTGGAAAGCAACCCGTCGGCGTACCAAAAGAAGTTCAAGAAGTTCGCCATCTCTCAGGGATTTCCCTACGACGCTCGGGCGGTGGCGCAAGAATTTGGATCGGCTAGGAACCCGGCTCACCCGTTCCTACGACCCGCGTTAGAAAATAACGCAACTCAAGTTGCCAACAACTTGGGCAAGACATTGGGTGAGCAAATCACAAGATACCGCACGAGGACGAAAAGATGAGCAAGATTGCAGCCGCGCTTGGTGAGTCATACCAAGCCAAGCGGGAAGAACTCCGAATTCGCAAGTTTGAACTTGGAGGGCACACCTTCAAGGTCAGGGTTCCGGTCGTCGCTGAGACTGATGCCATCTTCAAGCGCATCAATGAACCCGACGAAGCCAAGATTCAAGAACTCTTTGAAAAGCTGTCAAAGCCACTTCTTGAATTTAAGGACGATGCCGAAAAGACCGGTTTTGAATTCACTGACAACGACATTCTGATTGAGGGCAAATCGACCCGGCAGACTGTCCGAACTCAGGTAATGACGCAAACGCGCATCACAGAATTCATCAAGTTGCTTGTCCCTGTAGAGGGCACGATGGCAGACATCACCTATGAGGACATCGAAGCGGAATTCCCGATGTCCACGCAGCTTGCCCTGGTTGAGAAGATTGCCGAAGTCATCTCCCCGACCTACCGGGAATCGCGGGGAAACTGACACGCTCGTTGAAGAAGCAGGTAGAGGCAGCAATGATCTTCAACGGGCATACACAAGACTCAATTGCTGCCATCGACCATGATGTGATGGGCGATATACAAACCATGTATTCCGACGGGATGCTTGGCAATCACAACGTCATCTACCTGTTGGGGTCGCTTGTCTCGGGCGTTTTCAACTACATGAGATCGGCCAATGCGCAGCCGTTTTCGCTTGAGAAAGTGCTTGGTCCCGCATACGATTACATCTATCCCCCGCTAACCGAGGAACAGAAGAAGGCTCAAGCCAACGAGCAGCTTCTATCCTTTATGACGATGGCACCGGGCTTCAATAAAGAAAGGTTCAATCGTGGCTAACATGATTGCACGCTTGGGCGTATTGCTCGGGCTGAACACTGCCGAATTCAACCAAGGTCTTGCTCAATCGGGCAAGAAGATGGAGGAGTTTGTCGGCAAGGCAAAAGGCATGGCAACGGTGGCGACGGCGGCATTTGCTGCTATGACCACCAAGGCAATGTTGTTTGCCGATGAAATCGCTGACGTGGCAGCGGCAAACGATGTGGCCATTGATACCGTCATCAAGCTACAGAATGCCCTAGCCAACTCAGGCGGCAAAGCTGAAGACGCAGGCAAGATGTTTGCCTCGTTCACTAACTATGTGGACAAGGCGGCAGATGGATCGTTTGAGGCGCAACGCAACTTTGCCAAGATTGGCGTTTCGCTCAAAGACCTTGAAACTCTGACAAGTCAGCAGCTTTTCCTGCGAACCATCCAAGGACTTGCGGAGATTGAAGACCCTCTGACGCGCTCCGCAAAAGCAATGGAGTTGCTCGGTAAAGCGGCAAAAGGCGTGGACATCGCGGGCGTTGCAGAAGGTATTAGCAAGTCCAACGACATTACAGAGAAACAGGCCAATGCAATCAAGTTGCTTGCTGACTTCTATGACAAGCTCGGTCAGGCAAGTCGCAATCTTACGCTCAACTTTGTTGACTTCTTAGAGCCTGCGATTCGCAAGATCAACGAAGCATTGGACAAGATGAGCGGGCACGCCAAGTCGGGCACGCTGATTCAGGGATTCTTCGGCACGCTCAAAAAAGACTTCGCTGAAATGCAAATCACGGCGGCAAAAGAAGAAATTGCCGCGATGGGGAAGCTGCTTCAAGACCCGAACGTGTCTGCGTTTTGGAAGGGCACGTATCGAGAGAGGATGAAGGAAGCGCAAGATCAGCTTGCCAAATGGCAACCGATCCTTGCGGCGATGAATGGCGAACTCAAGCAAATGCAATCCGGCACTTCTCAGGCCGGAGCGGGGCGCGGCTTTATCAATCCCCCCTTGGTCGGCGGCGCGGCAGGCCCAAAGATTCGGGACGTAAAAGAAGGCGTTGATCCTGAAGAAGAAAAGCGCAAGCGCGAGGCAGAAAAGCGCAAGCGCGAGGAAGAGGCAGAGATTAAGCGGCGCGGCGATATGGCCGCTAAAGCACATCGCGCTCGGATGGAAGAACAGAAAGACATCGACGATGCGACTGTCTCATACATAAATTATGTGCAGGCAATCAAGGAGTATGACGAGGCGCAAAGTCGCGCACTCGCTACTGAGGAAAGACTAACCGACCTTGAGTTGCGACGCAGCGAGATGCGTGACTACAACTACGAATTCCTGCGCTCAAGAATCAAGCTCACTTCTGAACTTGCGGAAGAACAAAGAAAACTTAACGAAGCCTCTCTTGACCCGAAAGATCGTGAAGCCGCTGAAAAACGACTGAATGATCTGTATGAGCGACGCTACCAATTGCTCGTCATCATTCGGGATGAAGCAGAGAGGGCAGACAAAGACTTGGGAGTGCTTGAAGGCGTAAGAAAAGCTGCGGGAGACTTCTTCAAGAACTTCCCGAAAGACATGGAAACCGGCGCGACGATCTTTGGTTCGCTGATGGGCAACATGACTCGTGCGCTTGATGACTTCGTGCGTACCGGCAAGCTGAACTTTAAAGAGTTTGCTCGCAGCATCATCCTTGACATGATTGCCATTCAACTGAAGGCTTCGGCCATGAAGCTGTTGGCAAACGTCTTCGGCTTCAACCTTCCCACGCGGGCAATGGGCGGCACGGTTACAGGCAACTCTGCCTATCTCGTGGGCGAGCGTGGGCCTGAACTGTTCGTGCCCCGCATGAGTGGCACCATTATTCCGAATCACAGCCTGCAAAGCGCGGGTGCTTCGACCAACATCACGAACTACAACATTCAAGCGATTGATGTTAAGTCGTTTGAGCAAAGACTACTTGGTAGTTCTAAGGCAATTTGGGCGGCGAATCAGTACGCGCAAAAAGGCTTGGCTGTCACGCCGGGGAGAATGTAAATGTCGTTTCAGACCATCGTTGACATTCAGCAGTCGATGACTGTGAACAACCGGCGTACGGTCGGTCAGCAAGTTACGCGGGGCGGGCAAATCAGGACGGCGCAATACCTTACGTCTGTTCCTTGGGTGTTTACCATCGTCCCGCACAACTATCTGTATTACCCGCAAGTTCGAAATGTCATTCAGACAATCGACAACCTGGATCGCGAGCTTCCCGCAAACATCACGTTCAGCGGAACCACGCTCTCTTGGTTCACCGACTACAAGGGTGGCCTAAGCGCGGGACAGGCGGCGGCGCTGACGCTCGACGCGGTTCCCCCGGCAAACTCACAAACCATCACTGTCGGCAATCTTCCCGCTGTCGGCGCGGGTACGGTTGTGTTTGCGGCAGGCGACTTCCTGCAACTCGGCAGCTACGTCTACAAGGTCACGCAACAAGTCTTACGCGGTGGTAGCTCGACGGTATCTGTCAATCTGCATCGTCCCGTCATTGGCACGCCTAGCACGGGCACCCTCACGGCAGTCGGGTCTGCGGTCTACTTCCCCGTGTATGCGGAAGTTTGCCCGACCTACACGCTGACGCCGATGACCAATGGCGCGTTTGTGAATTGGGATCAGCCCTTTGTGTTTCGGGAGAACGTCGCGCCATGAGCACCACGATGAACGCGCTGAACAGCGCAAACATCCGACACGCCGAGTTTGTCAGGATGGTGGTGGGTAAGACATCGCCAACAACCTACACATTCTGCAACGCGGCCGCGCCTATCACTGTCAGCGGAATCACGTTCTCGGGGATGGGGTCGCTGCTCGGGATCGGTCAGGTCGAGCGCAATATCAAGTCAACCTCAACCGACATGATGGTGTCGCTCACCGGCATCAACCCGGCCAACGTCGCACTGATCCTAAGCGCAGACATCAAGGGCAGCACCGTCGAAATTTGGCGCGGCTTCCTTGACTCCAACAATCAGATCATTACCACGCCAACGCAGCAGTTCTTCAAACGCTATCAAGGCATCGTTACCAATGTCTCAATCACCGAGGATTGGAACGACGAGGTACGAAGCCGTATTGCCACTTGCTCGATTTCCTGCACCTCCATGAAGCGGGTGCTAGAAACCTATGTGGCATCTTCCAAGACCAACAAAGCAATTTGGCAAGACCGATACGGTACTAGCGAAACGTCAATGGATCGTGTTGACGCGATTTCTAGCACCTACTTTGACTTTGGCAAGCCTGCATCCGGTGGCGGCGTGGCAAGTCCGGGCGGCATCAACGGCGGCAACGGTGGCAATGGCGGCACGACGGTTCCGCGAATTGAATACGAAAACATTGGCGAATGATCAGGGAAGCAAACAAGTTCGACATAGGTGCCTGCGTCGAAATGATGCGGCAATATGCGGCAGAGTCCCCGATCATTAAACTGAGAGACAAGAGACTACACGACGAGCAACACATACGCAGTCTTCTTTCCTCGCTCATCATCGGTCGCGGCTTTGTCTTGGTGGACAACGAATATCGCGGGATGGCAGCGGGGATCGTGGTTCCGAATGTGTGGTGCCCCGAGGTTAACGAAGTCAGGGAACTAGCTTGGTGGGTCGCGCCCGAGCATAGGAACACAACGATTGGCGGCAAATTGTTTTTGGCCTACAACAAGAAAGCACAAGAATTGATTGATCAGGAACGGGCAGAGGTTGTCATCATTTCGCTGATGCCTCAAAGCCCTAAGATTGATCTTGAAAGCCGAGGCTTTAAGAAGATCGACTCGACGTACTGCAAGGAATAAAAAATGGTCGGAACAATGATTGCCGCCGCCATTGTCGGCGCTACAACGGGAATCGCATACTACGCGACCGCCTTTGCGATTAACTACGCGCTGTCCTACGTCGTCACCCGCACGTTTGGGGCAAACAAGGCACCCAACCAAGTCGATCCCGGTTCACGGCAGCAAATCCCCCCAAGCGCAAACAACCCGATTCCGGTTGTCTATGGCGATGCTTGGCTAGGCGGCACGTTCGTCGATGCGGTGCTTTCCACCGACAACAAGACGATGTACTACGTCTTGGCAATCAGCAACATTTCACCCGATGGGCAATTTTTCTTCCGCAGAACCGATCCCGTAACTTTAGAAAATCAGTTCTATTACGGCGACCGTGCAATAACTTTTGACGGCACCGACCCCACCAAAGTCGTAGCCCTGACCGATGGCGCGGGCAACGTAGATACGAAGATTTCGGGCAACCTCTATATCAACCTCTACACTTCCAACGCGGCGGGCGTGATCACCAACGTGACCGGCTCTGCCCCGAGTGTGGTGATGGGTGGTGCTGACATCACGCCTAGCTTGCGGTGGCCTGCAACCAACCGACAGATGAACGGCTTGGCATTTGCCATCGTCAAGCTCACCTACAACAGCGAAGCGGGCACGACGGGTCTTCAGCCCCTGACCTTCAAGGTTTCGCATTACCTAAACAGCGCAGGCGCGGCTAGGCCCGGTGATGTGCTGCGCGACTATCTAACCTCTGATGTTTATGGCTGCGCGGTTCCTCTTGCCAATGTCAACACCACGGCTTGCACGGCTCTGAACACTTACTCAGATCAGGTCATCACATACGAACCTTATTCGGGCGGTGCTGCAACCCAACCTCGGTATCGCATCAACGGTGTCCTGAACACGGGCGAAAACGTCCTAAGCAACATCGACCGCATTCTCACGGCTTGCGACTCTTGGCTTGCGTACCAAGAAACCACGGGTCAGTGGATGCCGGTAATCAATAAAGCAGAGTCGTCATCCTTCTCGTTTGACGACAGCAACATCATCGGTGAGCTTCGGGTAAGCATCTCCGACATCACGCAGAGCATCAATCAAGTTGAGGCCACGTTCCCGTGGAAGGGCAACAAGGATCAGCCCAACCTGATTTTCTTGGAAACGCCAAGCGCACTGATGTATGCGAACGAACCGGCCAACAAAGCCACGGTGACGTTCGACCTGATCAACGACTCGGTGCAGGCGCAGTACATCGCCAACCGAATGCTCGAGCAGGCGCGTGAGGACTTAATCGTCACGTTCTCAACCGCATATCCCGGCATTCAGGTTGACGCGGGCGATGTCATCAGCATCACAAACAGCGACTACGGTTGGACGAACAAGCTGTTTCGCGCCATCAAGATCAGCGAAACGACCTTGCCTGATGGCAACCTTGGCGCACAGATTGAGTGCACCGAGTACAACGCCGCTGTTTACGACGATCAGAACATTACGCAATTTACGCCGTCGCCTAACAGCGGACTTTCTTCCGCGTTCTTTTTCTCCGCGCTGTCTGCCCCTACGGTTGGCGACCTCAACCCAACTGCAAACATTCCATCGTTTAGCGTCACTTGCAATCTTCCGTCAACGGGACGGGTCACAAGCATCACTCTTTTCTATACAACCTCCGCGACGCCTTCTGTATCAGATTGGAAGGTTTGGGGCACAGAGTATTCGGCCAACTCGCAGGCTTTCACCCCATCTCTTGCGTTCAAGTTTGCAAACATCTCTTTGCCACCGGCCACCTATTACTTTGCGTTCAAGGTTGCAAACGACGTAGCAACATCTCAGCTTTCGGCGTCATCTTCTGCACTTGTTTGGAATCCCACCGGCACCATCGGCCCTACCGGCCCGACGGGCACCGCAGGGCCAACTGGAAGCGCGGGTCCAACGGGCAGCAGCGGCCCCACCGGCGGGGCAGGAACGGCAGGCAATTCCTCGCGCATCTGCTACGCAAAAAGCACGCTGACATCGCTTAGTCCAACACCGACCTCATTGACCACAACGGGCAATGCCTCATTTCCGCCATTCAATAGTTGGGGGGGATCAGAGACTTGGCAGGCCACGCCGCCTAGCATCGTTGCGGGTGAGGCTTTGTTCCAAAGCGACGGCATCTATGACCCCGTAACCAACCTGACTACTTGGTACGTTCCATATCTTTCCAACCTCAAGGTCGGGCAACTGTCTGCCATCTCTGCCAACCTGGGCACGATCACGGCAGGCAACATCACTTCTACCGCAAACATCAACGTGTCCGGCACGGGTTACTTTGCGGGGCTTACCTCGGGAAGCCAATTCGCTGCGCTTTATGGCACGGGCGTGCCAAATGCCATCAATGGCGTATACGGAGAGACAAATACCGCAGGCGCAGCAGGGGTGCGCGGCGACAACACTTCTTCAGCTTCTAGTGCTTATGGCGTTTGGGGTGTGGCGGGTGGACAAGGAGTCAGGGGACAAGGCACTGGGTCGGGTTACGGTGGATTCTTCACAGCATCTGACTCGACAAGAGCTTTGTACGCAAATGGTCAGATCACCGCAGTCGGACAGATTCAAACCACGGTAGCAACCGGCACCGCGCCTTTGGTTATCTCATCAACCACGGTTGTGCCGAATTTGACCGTGCAAAGACTGCAAAGCACAATCAACACAAGCGTTTTGTCTTTGCGTACAGGCATTGGCGCAGGCGCAAGCACCGCTACATTCAATGCAAACAACAAGCCCGGAACCAATAACACCACCAACACTTGGTTGGAAATAGAGGTTAACGGAACGATCTACCTCATCCCTGTATGGACGGCATGATGAACTACCAAGAATCTCAAATTCAAGGCTCGACTTGGACGCGCTGCCGCGCCGTTACGGTTGTCAACCCTCATGCCTCAACGGGGCAAACGCCAATGGCTTATTTCCAAGAGGAAAAGGCAATTGCTTTTGACAATACGGTTTTGCTTTCCGATAGGGGAAGCTGCGGGGTTGAGTTTGACGCTGCGGCAACGGTGACGATGCTAGACCCGCAGACGGGTCAGCCGACAGGGCAAACCTTCACGCACGCAGACTTGTATAGGATGCTGTTTTCCCTATACATGGACGCCGCAAAAAAGCGTGACGAAACAGACGCCTAGCGGCATAATTTAGTAAGACAAGACACCATCCATTCGCAACCCGCAAGAATGTGGGCTGCGTCACAACCTGAGTACAGGGAACGAATATGGCCGTCTTTAACAAGAATACGCTTGCACAAGTAAGCGGCTTTGACAATCAGATCATTGCCGGTGAACTGGTCTACCAACAGAAGACCTACTGGAACATCCGGCTCGCGCAAGACGCTTGCAGCACCCCGGTAGTCCCCATCAATCTTACGGGGGCGACGATCAGCGCACAGATTGTCAGGCGAACCGTCACCAATGTTGTCGACACCCGCAACGGGCTGACCTTCAACATCGGAAACTACACCCCGACCCCCACCCCGATCAGTCTCACGATCACCAACCGTGACGACCCCGCAGGGTTTTTCACTGTCGTACTTGACGACAGCGCATGGGGAATCATTGCCGGAGAAGCGGGGCTAGACATCGCGGCTTCGTCCCCCGTGGCCTTTTCAGGGCGAATCAAGGTGAGTTTTCCGGCCTCGGGGTCTACCCCTGCCGACGACACCATCATCTTCCTGCTGTTCCTGATCCGGTCTGACGGCATCACCAACGTCTGAGCATCATCATGGCAAAGATCATCGTACAAGACGCGAACAACATCACCGCGATCATTGACCGTGGGACGCTTGGCCCGACCGGACCGGCAGGCGCTGCGGGCACGGCAGGCCCGACCGGGCCTACAGGCGCGACATCAACCACACCCGGCCCTACCGGCCCAACGGGTAGCGGCCCCACCGGGCCTACAGGCGCACCGGGCGCTGCGGGCGGCCCGACCGGCCCGACTGGTGCTCAGGGCGGTCCTGGCCCCACCGGGCCTAGTGGCAGTATTGGCGCATCAGGCCCGACCGGCCCGACCGGAAATGCCGGGGTTGCAGGCCCGACTGGTGCCACGGGCGCTCCCGGCCCTGCGGGTGGCCCCACCGGCCCCACTGGCGCACAAGGAACCGCCGGACCTACCGGGCC